CGAATAAATCCCTATTTATTAACTGTACGAACATCACAAACACAGCGGTAAATGGTCAACTTTATATGCAAGGTAACGCAACTGCTACTACTATAAGCAATAACACAGACTTTTTTAAGGTCTCAGGGACTACTTCGGCTAGTGCTGACAACTCTAAGTTCACACACGCAAACAACCGACTAACGTGTGATGCTGTAATCTCCCGTAAATACCTTATACTTTGTGTACTTTCTTTTACAAGTTCTGCTAACGACATATGTGAATTTGGTTTTTATGACAGCCAATTAACAGCGGTAAGGACTCCATCTAGAACAAAAGCCACAGCTAACGCTTCGGGACGCGCTGAGAATGTCTCTTTTAGTTGCGTAGTGACAATGAAGGCTAATGATTATCTAGAAATACACTGCAAGAATACAAGCGGTGCAAGGAATATTACAGTAGATCAGTTAAACTTTACAGTTACTGAGATTAAGTAAAAAAGTAACAAACAAACAATAAGTAGTTAAACCTTTAAATTAAATAAATTTATGAATCTGAAAGAAAACATTAACTCAATTTTGCGCTCTGTAGGTCTAAAGGCTGAAGAGATTAAGCTAGAGCAAATGAAACTAGATGACGGAGTAACCGTTCTAGAAGCTGAAGTATTCGAAGCGGGACAGCCTGTTTCTATTGTTGCCGAAGACCAAATGATTCCTCTACCTGTAGGAGAATATTCTCTAGAGGACGGACGTATCTTGGTAGTAGCAGAAGAGGGTCTCATTGCTGAGATTAAAGAAATGGAAACAGAAGAAGAAGCTCCTGTAGAAGAAGCACCTACAGACGTTCCTGTTGCTGCGACTGAAAGCCCAGCTACTCCTAAGGTAGTTATCGAGTCTATCGTTAAAGAAATGAAGTTTAGCGAAGTAGAAGAATTGAAAGCGTTGGTTACTGAATTGAAAGCAGAAATCGAAACTTTGAAGACTCCCGTACAAGTTGACTTGTCAGCAGATGAGCCAGCAGCTGAGCCAATTAAGCATAACCCTGAAGCTGAGGTAGAACTTTCAGCTGTAAATACAAAGAGCCTTTCTAAGAGAGGACGTTTAACAGAATTTCTAAACAAAAAATAAATATGTCAACATCATTATCAGTAAACAGCAATTACGCTGGAAAAGTTGCGGGTGAAATCATCGGCAAATCATTTAAAGAAGCGGATACTATCACACGTGGACTAGTTACCGTACTACCTGACGTAGATTTTCAAATCTCTCTACGTAGAATCTCTTACGCTGACGGACGTACTAACTACGCTTGTGGTTTTACTCCAGTGGGAGCAGTAACTCTTGACGAGGTACTTCTTACTCCAAAGAAAATCAAGAACGAACAAGAAATCTGTAAAGAAGACTTGCGTCAGATTTGGTCTTCTGCTACTATGGGCTTCTCTGCTCACAATGACTCTATGCCTAAGGACGTAGAAGCTGCTTTGTTAGCTGAAATCCTTGCAGATACTGCTGAGGCGGTAGATTTGGAGATTTGGCAAGGTCTTGCTGCTACTTCAGGGCAGATCGGTGGATTCATCGAGCAGTTTGACGCTGACGCAGACGTAATTAAGGCAAACAACGGAATTACTCCAGCTGCTGCTGCAATTACGAAGTCTAACGTTATTGCTGAAATCGAAAAAGTATTGAACGCTGTTCCTGTTGCTCTTCGTCGTAAGACAGACCTAGTATTCGGAATTTCTGCTAACGTAGCTTTGGCTTATACTCAGGCTCAGGTTTCTGCGGGAATCTCTAATGGTCTAGGTGGTGGAGACATGACTCTTCAGTACGGTTCTTACAAGATGGAGATAATCAATGGACTACCTGATAACACTTTTGTAGTTTACCAAAAGAAAAACCTTTATTTCGGTACAGGACTTTTGGCTGACCATAACGAAGTACGTATCAAAGACCAAGACGAATTGACTCTTACAGGAATGGTTCGTTACAAAATGGTTTACACAGGTGGTACAGCTTATGTAAATGCTAACGAAATCGTTTGGTATTTGTCAACTGAGGCGGTATCTTAATCTGACCTAATAACTAGAATACGGGGAGGGCGCAATCCCTCCCTTTTTTATAACATTAAAAACATAAAATATGTCATGTGATTTAACAATGGGTAGAGGTGTTGCTTGTAAAGATGCAAGCGGAGGTCTTGACGCTGTCTACTTTGTGAACGGGGATGACCTTGCGTTCGCTAACATTACTTTCGATTCAACTAACACAGACGTTATCGAAAGCGTTACAGGTTCACCTAATGCATTCAAGTGGGACTTAAGAGGTGTATCTGATTTTACTACTACTATCGTATCTTCTAAAGATAACGGTACTACTTACTTTGAGCAAGTTCTTAACCTTACTTTCACGAAGCAAGATGTAGACACACATAAACAAGTTAAATTGTTGGCTTTCGGTAACCCTAAAGTAATCGTTAAGGATAACAACTCTAACTTCTATATGTTCGGTGCTGAGTTCGGAATGGACGTAACAGGTGGTACTATTGTTTCAGGAACAGCTTTAGGAGATATGAACGGGTACACACTTACTCTTACAGGTATGGAGCGCACACCACACAACTTCTTAGAGGCGACAACTGAGGCTGGTCTAGGAACAGCTGGATTTACGGTAGTTGAAACGGTAGTATCTTAATTTTTAGAGTATGAGTAAGACAGCAAACATTACAGAGTTTTTAAACTCAAGAAAAGTAGAACTAGCATCTGAGGCTGTTGAACTTGGTGTTATTGATGACATTGCAAGTATGACTACAAAGGCAAGGGATATGGCAAAACAACTTGGTGATGCTGTAGATTCTGCTGATAGACTTAAAGCTGAGTTCGACAAGCAAGTAACATTAGTAAAAAAACTATACCCACAAGCATCTAAGTTTCAAGAAGCGGAAGATAAGTTGTGGGATAAGGCGACTAAAGCTGCTGCTGATTTAGGATTAAAAAGAGAAGATATTAAGGGCTGGAAGGAGTTTTCTGATGCAGGTCTTAATGTTAATTCTGCGATAAATGGTGCTAATAAATACAATTCTTAAATATTTTTATTTATATTTGTATATCCATTAAATGAATACGGGGGTGTTCAGGAGGAAGGGTAGCCGATTGGTTACCCTTTTTTAGTAACAAATAGCCAAGTCTAAGTTAATCTTATATGATTATTTTAGAAGAAAGTAATACGTCCCAATCATTCTACTGCATCCCTCGTTATTACGAAGCTGACAGCGTTACATTTACCAATGAAACAACGCAAGAAGTATTAAGTTACGATATAGATGCGGTTACTTCAGATCACTACCTAATCATTACAGGCACGTTTGATTTACGGGACGGAATTACATATCTACTAAAAGTCAATAGCGGAGGTACGGAGGTTTACAGAGATAAGGTATTTGTTACAGACCAAGTAAGCTACTCCATAAACAACGATTACTTCGTATCACACAATACTACAAACGAATTTATTATAATTTCATGAGCGTAAACGTAATTGAATTAAGCGTATATACACAGCCTGTAATCAAAGAAAGTACACGGGATGAGTGGGTAGAATACGGAGAAAAGAACGACTACTACACATGGTTAATTGACCGTTATAGAAATTCACCTACCAACAACGCTGTAATTAATCACATTGTTCGTCTAGCTTACGGCAAAGGACTGAGCGCAAGAGATGCGTCAAGAAAGCCGAATGAATACGCTAGAATGCTTTCAATGGTTTCTAAAGATACTCTAAGGAATGTAATCACAGACTTGAAGTGTTTGGGTAACGCTACGTTTCAAGTAATCTACTCTAAGGACAGAAAGTCAACTCCAAAGATTGAACACTTACCACAGCATTTGTTAAGACCTGAGAAATGCGATAAAGACGGAAACGTTAACGCATGGTATTACTCAGACAACTGGGACGATGTTAGAAAATTCCCACCTAGAAGAATCCCTGTGTTTGGTACGTCTAGTGAAAGTATTGAAATACTCGTAATGGGTAAATACTCTTTAGGGCGTAAATACTTCAGTACGGTAGATTACGAAGGTGCGCTAGATTACTGCGTACTTGAAGAGGAGATAGCAGCTTACTTGATTAACGAGACTAAAAACTCTTTCAGTCCTACTATGGTCGTTAACTTTAACAACGGGCAAGGTGACGAAGAAAGCAGAGAGCGTACAGCTAGACAAGTTGAAAACAAGTTGACAGGTAGCACAGGTAAAAAGGTGGTAATCTCTTTTAACGACAACGAAACCTTAAAAACAACGGTAGACGCTATTCCTTTGAACGATGCACCACAGCATTACGAATATTTATCTAAAGAGGCGCAATCTAAGATACTTTCTAATCATGGAGTAACGTCTTCTATGCTTGTAGGTATTACAACGGAATCACAAGGTTTTAATTCTAACGCTGACGAGATACAGACTGCTTCTAAGTACTTTCATAACACGGTTATCATTCCGCTACAAGAAATAGTGTTAGATGCTTTAGAAACTATCCTAGCATTTAACGGGATAGCTTTAGATTTGTTCTTTAAGAGACTAAACTTGCTAGAAGACTTAGAAGAGGTTAAGACTGACGTTCAGATGAGTTCTCAAGACCTAGACACATTGATATTTAACGAACTTGATAAATACGCAGACAACGATCTTGAAGGGTGGGAATTGGTAGATAGTCAGAAAGTAGATTACGATACTGAGGACGAACTAGACGCTTATCTAAACGAGTTAAACAGCCCAAAGCAAAGCCTACTATCTAAAGTATGGAATTTCGTCTCTACGGGAACAGCTAGACCTAATACATCAAGCGAACAAGACGGTAATATCTTTAAATCTCGCTACAGATACACAGGAGACGTTAAGGATAACTCAAGGGAGTTCTGTAAGAAGATGGTTAAGGCTAACAAAGTCTACAGAAAAGAAGATATTATACAAATGGGGTCTCAAGTAGTTAACAAAGGATGGGGGCCTGAGGGAGCAGACACTTATTCTATTTGGCTATACAAAGGAGGAGGAGCTTGCGGTCATTATTGGGTGCGTGAAACTTACTTAAGAAAGTCAGACGTTAACAACCCTAACGCTCGTAAATATACACCAGCAGAAGTTCGTAAAGCTGGTGAATTAGTTCCTTTAACTGACAAAGATAAGAACGGGAAGCAAGTAAATGACAAGAGAGTTTATACTGCTCCTAAAGATATGCCGTATGAAGGTTTCCTACCAACAAATAAAAGATTTCAATAATGGCTAAAGCGTTATTCATAAACAGTCAAGATATTAAGAGGTTCTCTGCTTTAAACGGAAGCGTAGACGAGGACAAACTAGTGCAATGGATTTCTGTAGCACAAGATATTCACGTACAAAGCTACTTAGGGACTGACTTGTTCAATAAGATTTCAACTGATATAATCAATAATAGTATCTCAGGTAACTATCTTTCTCTGCTTAATGACTACATCAAACCGATGACTATACACTTCGCAATGACTGAATACCTACCATTTAGTGCGTATACGGTGGCAAACAAGGGGGTTTACAAACATAGTTCAGAGAATGCTGAGAGTGTAACGAAAGAGGAGGTAGATTTTCTTATCGAAAAGCATAGAAAAATAGCATCTAGCTATGTCGAAAGGTTCTTAAAATACATCTGTAATAACTCTACCTTGTTTCCGGAGTACCTTAGCAACACAGAAGAGGACATTTACCCTAATAAAAACAACACTTTTAATGGCTGGTACTTCTAAAAAAGTCTACAAACCGAAACCGAAAAACGTAGAAAAGTTGATTATTTTTCTAAGTAAACAAGAAAAGAAATGAGTTTAACAGGCTTCTATCAAGTAACACAAGCAATAAAGGATCAGTTAGAACTAGACCCTATTGTAACAACTGTTACCTATGGCGACATATTTGACATTGACCTAAACAAAAAGACCTTGTTTCCGTTAAGTCACCTAGTAGTAAACAACGCTACTATGGAGAATAATATTTGGCGGTTTAACCTTTCAGTCTTTGCTATTGATATAATGGATATATCGAAGTCTGACAATGTCAGCGCATTTATAGGTAACGATAACGAACAAGATATACTACATACTCAGTTAGCGGTATTAAACAAGCTTTTTGAGGTATTAAGAAGAGGTAACCTACATAAAGACCTATACCAACTAGACGGGAGTCCTAGCTGCGAGCCATTTACCGAAAGATTCGAGAATAATCTAGCGGGGTGGGTAGGTACATTTGAGGTGCTAGTCCTTAATCAAATGAGCGGGTGCGATATTCCTATCGTTAGACCTACTTGCGCTCCGGCTACATACGAAATAGTAGACAGCCTTTTAAATAGCCTTTATACAGGTTCTATAACAAGCGGAGAAAGTTCTACTATCACAATCTCAGATTCTACGGTTGCTAACTCAGACTCATCTTACACAGCTAGTATTAATGCAGAGGGTAGTTTAGTCTTGCCTAGTTCACAAGTCAATGTAAATTCCGTAAACGAAGGTAACATAGTCAGTGTTAAAACGGTATCTATTAACATAACGGATTCTAACGGGGTAGTAACCCCTCAAGACGTAACCATTACAGGTAATACGGTAGCAATACAAGTACCCGCACCTACAAGTAGAAGTACAGCTACTTTAATGAAGACGGGACAAACAACTTCTTATAGAACAGCTGACGATGGAGACCTAGAAGCGGGTCGTGCAACTTCTTTTTCTGTACTAGCGGAAAATAACCCATTCAGTAATACTAATAGATTCACAGATGAGTTAGGCGGTCAAACCTATACAAATGATATAGTGATTGATTGGTCTACTTATAACGGAACAAATGTGTTGGGTTATAGAAGGACACTAAGTGGTTCTGCTGTAATTTGGAATGATGCAATAGATGGAGCAGCAGCCGTAAGTATTGGTAGTTTTACAACAGGGTGGAGATTACCAAACTTGAACGAATTGTCAAACTTAACAGCTTTTGGGATTGCTAATCCTTTTAATTACTCACCAATAAATATAGCAACAGGTAACCAGCTTTGGTCAAGCACAACCATTCATTCTTTTACTAATCAAGCATACTACTGTGACACATTTATAGGGGCTATTTTGAACAATATAAAAGGTACTACCTATAAATACATAGCTTGCAGAACATTCACCGTAACAGGCACAACACTATCTTAATATGACATATACCTTTGAACAATTTAACGCAGAAATAACAGACCCTACTATCGAGGTTATCTCTGTAAATGACAACCTAACGGCAAAGACTTGCACTGTGGATATTTTACTCGTTACTGACAATGCTACTTTCGGAATCAACCTTTCGGGGTTTACTTATACTGGAACGTGGGAGGACTCAGACATAAGCACATGGGTAGATACCAAACTGCAAGAATACGCCTTGTAAACAAATCACAATGAACTTAGAAACCACTCTAGACGCAATTAAGAAACACGGAATAACAG